GGTTGTGTCCTACGCTGCCATGCGTACTGATCGGAGTAACTCGCCAAACACATCACCAACGCATCACCACGATCAGGCGAACTGAACCCACGCGCCTTCATCTCTTTCTTGCTCTCCAGGTTGAGTTTGCCGGTCTTTCCGGTCGCCACCCGTCGAGTAGTCAATTGACTATGTAAAATCTCGTCATCGGGCAGTATGGCTTCCATACGGTCGATCTGGCGGGCAGCGTTGAACCACATCTCAGTTCCCCGGTTCTGATACCTGTCCGGTTCCTGCGCTCGTCCGCCCAAGTTCACCTGGTGAATCGGCCAACCCATCTCCGCCAACTGATGGCACATCGGTAATCCCAACCCACCCGCATCCCCAAATATCTGCTCAGGTTTCAACCCGGCTTTCTCGAACTCCAACGCAAACCGCGCACAACCGGCCATCGTGTTCGCCTCGCGCCACGCAATCAGTTTGGCAATGCGATTACCAATCCGCATACAAAACACACTCTCATCTCCCGCCGCCGCAAAGTCACACGCCGCAACCACCTCATGACCGTCTTTTATCGGCGGATTATCCAAACACTGCTGCAAACTCTCCCACGGTATCACCAAGCCTTCGCCACTCGTCTCCTGGAACTGCCCGAAGATCATCGATTGAATCAACGGATGTTCGCGACCCCACATCTCGATCTGCTCGTCTATCCACGCCTGCTTGATGTGCGGACACTCAAACGCGGTCACGGTATGAAGTTGCCACCATTTCTGTTCTTTGGAGAATATCTTATAAAACTTACCCGTGGTTCCGCCAGGCGAACTCATCGCCAATATCCGATTCGGCTGAATACGCGCCACCGCCTCAAATAAATCCTCCTGGATGCTTTTACACTCGTCTAGAATAATGAAAACATTGCCGTGGAAGCCTTCAAACCTACCGGGTTGGTCGGTAGCGAAACCCAAGATCCGCGACCCGTTGTCCATCGTCAGATCGGTCTGGTTAATCTGCATACCGAGTCCCGCCACTTTACTCGCCAATGCCCGGATCTGGGGCCAAAGCTGTTCTTTAACCTGCCGATAAACGCCACTCGTTGTGATGACAATACTCCCCGGGTAGATCAACGCATACCACAACGCCGCCGGGGCCGCTATCATCGCAGTCTTGCCCGACCCGTTCGCCGCTTTCAACGCTACCCGCGCACCCGGTACACTTAAATCAAACAGAACTTTCTTCTGCCAGTCGTAAAGTTTTAACCCGAAATATTTCTCAGTAAATACATCGCAGTCCGCGTCTCTTGAGGAGACTCGGGTCGCTGTTTTCGATCCAGCAGGTTTTTCGGATTGTCTTGGTTTCGCGTTCGTCTTTGTTTTTGTTTTGCCCATAGTCACTCACCTCGAACTTTCTAATAAAATCTCCCATCTCATTCGTCAACTTGTACCCCGCCACCACCTCACTCTTCGGGTGGTAGGAAAATAAATAAAACGGACATCGAAACGATTTACTCGCCCACCGCCCAGCTTCCAGTTTGTTCCAACCGACCATCTCTCGCGGATGATAGCCCAACTCGCACTCCCGCGCCTTGATCTCCGCCACCGCTTTGATCACGCCTCCCCGCACAAACATACCGTCGAGGAACGAATACTTGTCGTTCGTGTAAACCCAACTGTCGCCCGGATGATTCGCCAGGACGATGTCTACACACTGCTGTTCTAGTCGATCTATCATTTCGTGAATAAAAAATCAGACGCTTTCACCGGCACCTGGCCCACCGCCGGGAAATGCATCTTCCCCAACTGACTGTCGCCACTAATAAACTTCACAAACCCCACACAATCGGAGATCCGCCACAAATTATCATCACCCCCCACACGCCGCATACCGGCCTGCGCCCATAACCAAACCATCTCGCCCACCGTGTAATTCTCATAATTCCACAACGTCTTTAACTCCGCCAACCCAACCTGCTGCACCAAGTCAGGATCACTCACCGCACACAAGTCTTTCACATAAATCATCCCGCCCGGCTTCAACAACCCCACACACTTCGCAATCAGCTTTCCCGGTTCCTCGAAATACCCGAAACTCTCACACAAAATCACCCGGTCAAACGTCCGCCCCGCATCCTCCCACTCCATGAAATCCGCCAACTCCAAGTCCACCTTCGCCAACTCAACCTGACGCACACTGTTCGTCACCCCAACAATGTCCTCCACACCATTAGCCATCAACCCACTCATCACACCACCAACCCCACAACCCACATCCAATACCCGATGCCCCGGCAAGATCATCCCGCGCCCCATCATCACCCGACAATGTTCCACCGGGTCTTCCGCAAATAACGCCGCCTGAAACACCGAACCGTAATCGCTCAAATACACATCCGAATACTCGTCATAATACTCCGCCGTACTCATCACCATCCGTACACATTTGTTTAACTTTTCGATTGTATCCATATTCAACTCCACCGCTCTTTCTTCTTCCGATTCGCCACCAGGACGCGGTCCCGGTCATCGATGTACTCCTGCAACCGGCCTGCCTGGTAAGTCGCCTGAGCGTGATCCTGGTGGTCGTAAAGTGTCTCATACGGAAACATGCCGCCACGATTCAAACGTACCCCGGCAGGCGACTCTCCCGCCGCCGACCGTACCCATAATCGCCACCGACCATCGTTCTCGCATCTCACGTAGACTGTCATCGCCTAAACCGTTGCGTGAACCGTTTCCGGTATTCGGGGATGTCCTCCGGGTTCTTCACCGCTCGATCACGCAGTTTCTTGAACTCGCCCCAGGTCAACATCAACGGCACCACCTCACCGTCCGGTTCCTCGATGTAAACCACCCAGTAATCGTTCGCACTGCCAAACCGCCGAACGCTGTTCTCGACCTGCACCATTTCGCCTAATCGTTGTCTCGTATCATTCGCCATAAGAACTAAATATCCTCCGCACCACATACCCGCGCCCAAACGATACCCCCGCAAAAACCACACCAACCCCCGCACTCTCACTCATCGCCACTCCATGCCCCAACCAACGGAACACCACATACACCAACCATACGTTAATCAAATATCCCGCCACCACGTTCACCGCACTCTCGATTGCCGCCATGCGCTTCTTTCGCTTGATCGGGAATTGGAAGTCGTGGGGGCGCATTAGTCGGGATTCCCCGTGTGCGATTGGTTTAATGGGGGTGGGGTGTTGGGATTGCTACCCCGGGTCGTTGGGGTACCCCCGGCCTCATTCTCAGCGGAATCGTCATTGTCGGGTGACGGTTGGGTGACGTTTGAGGATGATGCGTCTGCTTCCTCCGTTCCAATCAGATTCACGGCGGATACTACATCCGTTTCAACTCGCGCAGTCTGCAACCCGGAGAGGAGATCCGCGCTGATCGAGGAGCGAATATGCGTGGATCGAACATCAACCTTCTTCGACGTTGCGTACTCATCGCTGAACCTGGCACCGAGAAGCTTCATGGCCAAATGACCGTCACCGTTGGCTATGCCATCGTTGACCGTTCCCAACGCAAAAGCCTGGTACTCCGACTCTGCTTGCTGAATAGCCTCCGAAAGGTCGGAGTACCGTTTCATCCAGTCATACAAGTTGCTTTGCGGTATCGCGGCAAGCGCACACGCTCGCATAATCGGCAATCCGGACCGCACGTTCTTCAGCAATGCTTCGATTCGGTCTGGCGTATATCCGGTCCTTCGACCGCACTTCACACCGGTACCAAGCTTACTCTCCTGGTCCGCTCTTGCGGTGAGAACGCTCTTCGGCATCTGTATCGGCGCATTGCGTAGTGCTTCGAGTCGAGATGCTTTGACTTCGTCGCTGACCGTATTCTTGCGAACCGGGACGGCTTTCTTCTTTGCGGTTGTTTTGCGTTTACCGGCCATCGTTGATCTGTTTCTTGAGTTCGTCGTACTGATCCATGACGCGGCAGCGGAGAAGCACACTAGCTTCTCTCTGCTTATCGCACTCCGCCAGCAGCTTATCTAACTCAGCTTTGATTTCGTCTACCCGGCAACCGAGGTTATCGTCCTTCGGTTGCTCGCCGTTCATTGTTTCGGATGTTGTTATACCTGCCATGACAAAATATTCACCCGCCCGGATGTCGAAGTTGTGAATTAGTCGAACTTGATACTGCCGCCCGGTGGGTAGCGGACTTGGCATCCGGTTGGGTTAAAATTCTCCCCGAGCACCGAACATTCGGGTCGGGGTTTAGCGGTGTGTGCAACCCAGCGTCCCGAACAAGCGTTGCGGCGGCCTTTCGTTCCGCCGATGTTTGTTTCGTTTCGACTGTCACCGCTAAATTCTTCATACTATTTCCCATTCGTAACCGTTCCAGGCGCGGTGTTGCGCGTCTCGGGAGAGACGATTGATTGGTGGGGCGAAGACACGCCTTTCTCGGTGGTATTCGTTGGCTGGAAACTGAACTGCTTTGAATGATTCCTCAAGCCATCGCCCGGAGTAGACATGTTCCCGGTAGCTGAGTTTTTCGAGTGATTGGCGGACTTTCTCGGGAGGAATCGTGAAGTACTTCGTTTGGTCAATCGCTTTCTTCCTGGCGATCTTCCGTTGGAGTAACTTTCGCAGTTGATCATTTGAGAGTTTCGCGAGTTTCTTTCTGTAAGCGAGGTTCTCTCTGTAATACTCCTCTCGTTCAGCGAGCAGGCGTTTTTCTTCTTTTCGTTCCGCCGCAAACGCTTTGCGTTGTTCAGCGAGCAGGCGTTTTTCTTCTGCCGCTTGCCAGAGTAACGCATGCCGGGCTTGTGCTTCCTCGTACTGCCGTTGGGCGAGATCCAGTTTAAAGTCCAGTGCGGCCAGGTCATTCTCCGATGAGCGACAACCGCACCGCCGTTCAGCGGCCTCACGCATCCAAGTCGGAGTATAGAACCGATCATCCATCTAATCTCCATTCGTAACATGCGTTTCCTGCGCCTCTACGGCATCCCCACACGATTCTTTTTCGTTTCCGGTGTCCGTACACCCCAGCAACGGTTTAAACGCCTCATGCGCCCATTCTGCAAGTTCTTTCCACTCCTCATCGCTGAGTCGGTCTTTCGGTGTCTCGGTCCTGCGCTTCTTCTTCTCAAGCTTTGACGGACGTTCTACCCCGGCGGCAAGTTGGCGAACGTGGTGTTCCATCTTCCGAAGGTCGTTGAACTGCTGCCGATCTTCTTTCCGAACGATGTTTCCGGCTACGTCATACACTCCGCGCTCTTCGATCTCGCGGATCTGCTCCCGGATAGCGGTGAGTTGCTGCTTCAAAGAAAACGACTCTGCCGACGATAAAACTTTCATGTCGTAAATTCTTTTCACCTACGCTTAACGCTTAACGTATATACGTATACCGTAGGAGATATATAATTAATTCCTACGGTATACGTATTACCGTATAACGTATAACGTATATTACGTTCCAAATGCATTTAAGTCTCTGATGTTAAGCTTCTTCCCAATGGAGTTTTTATTTTTTTTTACAAGTTCGAGTACTTGGGCTTGAAGCGTGTTTGTGCCTCCGAATGTACTTTTTTGCGAAAAGTGCGAACTGTCTGAATTGCTTATCGTAAGCCGGTTTCTGCTCTCGGAGATCGTTCACCAGGTCAACCGCATTCATCACGGTGCCATGGTCTCGTTTCCACCATTCGCCTATCGAATTGAACGTGTACCCGGCATCCCGGGCTATCCACATACACACCGCTCGCATCCAGACTCGGTCGGGTGTTCTTTTGCGCTCACGAAGTTCTTCGATTGATCGATCAAAGAAGTCGCTTGCCGCCATCGCCAGCAACCGCAATTGACGGCTTGAAGCGGGCGGATCGTCGGGCCAGGAATTCAGCTTATCTTCCATAGTTCCAATGCTGGTTTTTGCCATGAACCGTTTTGCGAATGCACTTTAACGTCTTTGCGAATGATGCAGTAATCCCATCCCGCCCGCTTGAAATCCTCGACCATGTTCTCCAAGATCCAGCACTCGGTGTCCAGGCGGCATGGGAAGCTGAACGGCACCGCGCCTCGCCGCTCCGCCTCAGTCTCGGTTATCGCTTTCTCTTGTAGGTTCATACTTTTTCGATTCCTGCCACAACGCATTCGCCGCCTGGAACAATCGCCAACCTCGTTGGAGTTCTTTCGGTGACCAAATCTTCTCGGCTATCGGAAGTGGCGTGGATCGGTTTATTACCAGACTTATACACTGAGGATTCGGACGCATCGTCTTGCGGTATGCCGCCAACTGATGAACGTAGGAACCTCTGAAATCCGGTTTCTTTCCGGTGTATTCCTGAGTCTTGTAGTCGATAATGACTCTTCCCCGGATACCTCGCACCTCGGCTATCAGGTCAATCGTGCCGCCGAACCCCCATCGCTTACTCACAACGATCTTCTCAGCCGCGATGATCCGAACCACACGGTTCTGCGACCAACGAATATACGTCTCCAACCAAGGCCAGATTTCTGGGTCTTTCGACTCGTCGTACTTGCCGAGGTTGAACTCCTCGATGGCTTTGTGAACGCGGTTCCCGAAGTCCAGGATCTTGTGTTGATCGATCTTCGCATAACCGTGAATGCGGTTGATGTAATCTTTCACCGACTCCCCCGCGCCGTGCGGGTTGTCGATGCACTTCTTCACCATCTGATCGCACTTCCACTTGGTGAGGTGCGGCTTTTCTATCATGCCCAGAACCCCGCTCACCGATGGCACCAGGTGCTGTTTCCGCGCCTCGCGCAGTGTCGTTGATTTGCCATTCGGTTGAACATGACACGCCTCCCCGGTCAGCGTGTACCAGTGCTGACCGGAGGAGGTGATCTTCTTGGATTCCGGGATGATCATCAGTATGGTACGCTGCCCGACTGACGCTGACGCTGACGCTCGGCGTACTTCTCTGCCGTGTCCTTCATGTACTCCGCTTTATTGAACTCACCGGTCGGCTTGAGATCCGAGTCGCTCGGCATGATCGAGGAGATGTTCGCCCATATCTGCTCCGGGTCGATCCTGCCGGGATCATGTTTCACGTTCACTTTCGCACATTTGCCTATGCAGGATGCCTCCATGTCTAACCCGGCATCAGTCCTGACCAGTTCGATAGCCCAGGAGTCGAGAAATGGCTTGAGGTAGCCTTTGTCGCTCAACGTGACGTTGAACTGACTCGTCAACTGGAATGCCGTCCCGTCTTCTTTCTTTTCTTCCGACTCGAAGATAAAGCGCACTTTCTGCTTCGGCAGTGGCTTGGCGGGGTTCGTCGATGGAACCATCCGCCGACCCGACTTGTCCGGTGCAATACCGTAGCTTTCGCCAACGTCGATCACCGCTACACACACCGCGTTTTGCGGTTTACTCGGGGGTAACTCGCCCCCACTCGTTTCTTGTATTATCATATATGTTCTTTCTCATTATGCGGTTCATCCGCAAAATTGTTGCCCCGGGGGAGAAAGCCTAACCCCCCGAGGCGGTGACCCCGGTACATGATCCTAAACCTGAGCCACCAAATCGCTTTCTCGTAGGATGCCAAACCAGTCATCCGCCCGGACGGTGACTAACCAGTCGCAGTTCTTCCGCTTGTGAGCGACCACCGGGATCTGGCCCGGCTTGGCATCGCTCACTGCCTGGTTCATCGCGTTCTGCACGTTCAGCTTTTCCACGAACTTCACCTCATGATGAAGACTCGGCAGGCCCGGACACATGACATCCGGGCTGCCGTCAGGACAGTTGCCGACATGCTGCGCCGTGCGGTAGGTGTCCTCACCGAACCCCGCTTCTCTCAATTGATCTCGCCACATACGTTCGCCTCTCGCGCCTTTGTCTCTGCTGTTCATTCAAATCTGCCGCTCAAGACTGTCCATGCTTTTGCTGCGGTTGCCGGGACAACGCCGTTTCCGAGGAGTCGAAGTCTGTCCACTCGATGGGTAGTTGCGTCCACCCCACTGGTACACCCATCAGTTGCTCGACCCAGTTGGGGTTCAGCTTGCTGTTTAATTTCAGAGACTCCGCCCGACCTAGCGTTTTTTCTAGGTTCCGCCGAGTGCTGCTGCTGCTCGCCATTCCTGTGTGTCCTCCGGTAACTGCGTTGCTTGTCGGTGTCGGCCAATTCTGCACCTGACTGCCCAACCTCGGAAACGTCTTGCCGTGCCTCGTCTGGCAGCCCACATGGTTCTGCGCTTCGGGGGTTGCCCAGTTCTTCGCTGCCGTTGTCAGATCGTCCCCGGCATGACGCTTCCCCGACTTGTTCAGCTTTCTCGCTGAATCGTTTTGGCCGGATGCCCGGGGAGTCGGCCAATTCTTCTGCGCTTCCTCCGCCAATTCTTTCCCCCCGGTTCCCGGCTTCCTCGTTGATGACGGTGTCGACGCTTTTGGGGTCGGCCAATTCTTCTCCGCATTGTTCACCTGTTCCTCCAGATACAACGGCACCCCGCTCCGACCGTTTTTCTCCCGGAACTTCTGGCACTTCGCTAGTGTCTCCGGTTTCCGTGACGGGAGACGCACTGTCGGTGTGCCCCACTGTTCTTGGCTCTTCCCAGTCGAACTGTGGTTGACCGGGTCTGGCGGGGAAAGTTCGCCACGCCTCCCCATCGCTTCCAATGATCGGCTTTGCTGACTGTTTCCACCCAACCGAAACTTCTCCACTGACGCATCGGGAGTCGGCCATGATAAAGACTCGTTTGCGTTGATGAGGCGCACCGCATTCCGCCGCACTAAATATTCCCCACGTTGTTCGATAACCATCTTCGTCCAAATCGCTGATGACCGTGGAGAGTCCAAGCGAGATGTGTCCTTCGACGTTTTCGAGGAAGACTCGTCCGGGCTGAATAACTCGAATTGCTCGTCGAATGTATGGCCAAAGATGTCTTGGGTCTTCGGTTCCTCGTCGCTTACCGGCGGCACTGAACGGTTGGCACGGGTAGCCGCCAGAGATGATGTCCACCATGCCGTGAAACTTTTCCGCTGGGAAAGTCTTAACGTCCGACCACACAGGTGCTTGATCCAGTTCTCCCGCTTCCATCTTTGCAACCAGGTTCGCGATTGCGAAGGCTTCGATCTCCACATAAGCAACGGTGCGGCCATCTGGCACCACCGACTTGAAAGCCAAGTCGATTCCTCCGTACCCGGCGCAAAAGCTGAGATGATTGAGTTGGGTAGTATCCACATCTATTTCAACCTAACCAACGGAAACTGAACCTCCTCGTTGATGCGCCTCGATCTCCAATCCGCCACCGCCTCGGCGGCATCGCGGACGAGATCGTTTTGCTGCTTATGAAATAGCGTCTCCAGTTCATCACGATGCCTTCGCTTCTCCATGAACTCCGCCAGGTCGGCTTCCGAGACGCGCCTCAACCTGCCCAGGCGACTGGACGGCAGTTTGCCGCTCTTGATGTAGGATCGGACGCTGCGTATCGAGATCGATAATCGCTCCGCCACTACTTGCGCGCTGAGCCAATTCATCCGAACATCAGCATCCCAATGATGACTACGGTTCCCACCACAAACGCGGCGTGGATTATGCGAATTGAAACTGGCACCGGGTAAGCTACCTCCCGGCTGCTTTCTCGATCAGTTCCTCGACTACTGAGGTCATTGTGCGCCTGCCGCTTTTCGACAATCGCTTCAACGCCTCCCGATGCCAGTGTGATAGCTTGTAATGACATGATTTCTTTCGTTCGTTTTTCTTCATCTATGTTGAGTGTACATCCACCTAATAGGTGAACATCCACCTCGTTTATAATTTTACTGTACATCCACCTAAAAGTTTAAAAAAACCGGCTACTGAGCCGGGCGGGATTTGTTGCTTGAAGTTCCGATGTCCTCGTTTATATCCAAGCATGAGCAGCGGCATGCTCCCGCGTTAATGAATGATCCGATATATTTACCATGACTTGCCGTACAAAACCAGATCATCAATCCGCTACCGACCACCCAGGCTGCCGTCGTGTTCCATTTAACGTATTTGTGTGTCTTATGTGCCACGTTATAGGTGCCCCGAACCGTTTCCCGGTGGTCTTCGGTGTCGATATTTTGGTTCTCCCGTAGCTTTTGGGCTAATTTCTTTTCGTTCATTTCACTCATAAAAACAATAGTTTAACAGGTTAGGTGGGACATCCGCCGTCCCAGTTTGTTTTTTATTAGATAAGTCTATGCACATATGCACGTTTGTCTCAAAATTATTCTTTCCGTTTGTCTCGCAAAAACTTCTTCTGCTCGCTCTTCCGCTTGACTTGGAAGTCATCGATCAACACCTCAAGCAATTCGCTCATCGTGATGTCGTTGTCTTTGGCGACTTGTCGCAAAACATTCATGTCTTTCTCATGTCGCCAGATATTAAGTTGGCGTTTGTCTGGGTTGCGCTGGTTTGGCATTTTTTTTTTGCTTTCGTCCAAATGCTTCCCCAGACAAATAGGTGTGCGTCCACCCACTGTCAACACCTGTGTACACGTTTCTGCTCATCCTAACTGTAGACTGAACTTGGTTTTCTTCACCGCAACGTAGTAGTCGAGTAGAACCTGGACGGTGTTGCCCATCATCTCGGCAACGATATGCACCGGCACATTCTGCTCGTTTAACAACTGACACGCCCACTCTTTGCGGAGTTGGTATGCCGTGAACTCGAACGGGCGGAGGAGGTCATTCAGCTTCTTGCTGTAACCGTGCTGCCGATCCCAGTCGCTGCCCGGCAGGACGTATTCGCCGCCCGGATTGAGGTTCAGCAGAAACTGCCGATCTTCCTCAGAGAATCCATCGGGATACGGAATCTCCCGCTCAACCTCGTTTTTTCGCGGCACGATCCGGTCGTTGAGGATGCCGTCCTCCAGCAGATTGGCCCGCTTTAGGTAGCCCACCTCGACGTTCCGCTGGGCGGAGATCCGCATGACTTGGTAGAACCCGAAGATTAGCGGGTTCTCGAACTTGACCACCTCGCGGAAGTGCCGGTCGGCCCGCTCATGACGATCATCGGTGGGGCGGCGATACTTCACCGGCTTGAACTTGAGGATCTTGATCGTGTTCAGATCGAACGATGGCCCGAGGTTGTAATACTTCAGCATGTTCTTCTTAAATATGCCGTACCGCACCTGAGCGATGGACTTGTTCAGCTTTTTCTTGATCGCCAACTTGTCATCGACATTCTTCCCACGCTTGACCCGAGACTCGAACCACCGATCAATCCGATCCTTCGTCGCTTGGTGCGGGAAATCCTCCTCACTATCGCCTATGCCGCGCAGGATGCGCCGTGCCGCCGTTTTGGCGGAGGAGACCTGCTTGTCACCGTTGTCGGAGTTCGCGTCCAGTATGCCGAAGATTTCGCGCCAACTATGGAGACCGTTCGATCTCACCGGCTGGTTGTCGATCTTCGCCGGTTCCGCCTCATTGAGTTCGCGGATCTTTCCGATGATCTCCTCGGCGGCGTCTTCTTTATTGTCGGCGGACGAGGAGAGGATCTTGTCGAGCTTACGCGGGCCGAACTTCAAGCGGAACTTGTAGTCGCCTCGCTTCGACTGCTCGATCCGCGATTGGATCTTACGGCTACCGGGGACTGGGATTTGGATCATGGCTTTCATGGCTTTCTTTCAATTGCACAATCAGTGCTGAGGTGGGTCTACACCGTGGATGTACACCTGTCAACACGTTTTGTGTAAAAAAGTGAAAATAATTTCTAGGTCTGATTTCTCGGGTTTTTAGGCGAATTAATCCAGTTCCTCGCAATCACTCTCGCTTCATCGAGAAACTCGTCTTGATTATTGTCGAGATTTTCGCAGGCGAAATCATACCCGCATTTATACCTACAGAAGTACGATTGGATCTCATTGGTATAATCCGACCACGGTTCAAACATTGTGCCGCAAAAGCAACACACCTCACGTTGGTTCTTCTTGGCTTCCATTTTGTCTTTCTTTCAACTGAAGACCTAATTACGCCAATTAAGTCTTCATCTCAAAACCTCACCCAAGCGTCCCCCGCTTATGCGGAACTGCCTGCATCTGCCTGCACCTACCTGCACTCAACGCGGCGGATATTGGGCTTGCGTATCTCACTGGTATCGTTATGTTTCGGCCCGCTTTTCGGAGTGTTTCCTGGAAAATGCCAGTGTGGCGGAATTGGTAGACGCGGCGGATTCAAAATCCGTATGAACTACCAAAATTTCCTAGAAAACAGACGCACCAAACCAAAACCTCACCCAAACGTCCCCCGCTTGTGCGGAACGTCACTTCAATAAGTGCCACGCATCCCGGAATGATTCGTAGTCGTTCTCGATTTTCGTGGTTTTTCCGTTGGGATAAAACAATATGTGCATCTTGGTTTTGATCTCTTCAGCAGGCAGGACGTAGAATGCGGTCTGGGTCACCAGGTACGCAATGAGAAAATCATATTTTTTTGCGTCTGTCCCACCCACCCGAACCTCCTGGCTCAGTTGCGTGTCGCGGGGGAGGTTTTTTGTTTTGATCTGAACCCGGTTAACGACCGAGTCTTTCCACACGCTGACCACATCGATGGACGGTCGGTCGTTAACCGGCCAGAACAACTCGAACCCAAGTTCAATTAGCCTTCCGCCGACCACCAGTTCCCCGGCCCGCCCGCTTCGATTTGATCTTTCCCATTGTCCCGTAGATGTATGCGTCTCCTCGCTCACCACTCAACCCCCGTTTCTTCGCTGATCGTTTCAGCTTGTTGTGCAGTTTCTTCGGCATCAATCCGCCATCCAATCGTGAAACGCCTCGTCCATCTCCCGGTGACTTAAAACAACTAACGCCTGGAGGATCGTCCGCACCTCGCCGGTCTCAGCCTCGTATGCATCGACCAACAACTGCAACGCCTCGCGGTTCTTTTTCGACGGTTCCGCCAACCCGAATTCCGGGAGAAGCGATTTCAACTCAACATCGTCAAAAGCCAGGATCGTCGCCCCGGCTGCCAGACTGGTCGCCACTTCTTTTATCGCCTTACGATTGGCGGGATCATCGAGTTCACTCCGCTTTTCAGCCTTCCGAACCTTCGGATCGTCCGATTTGGTGCGATTGGCTTGTAATCGCTTGAGGATCGCTTGTGAGGCACTTTCCTCGTCGATGGGTGTCAACACACCACCGAGGTGCCGTTCGTCCAGCTTGCGCTTAACCTGGGGCAAGTTTTTCGGGGTGATGTCCATCGAAAGTCGATTCTCCAAATCAGACAACTGATTCAGCAAAACCGAGTCCATCAGTGCCGCCCCAGCCGCCTCATCGATTTTCTTTCTCCCGGCATCGCCCCGCGCCTGGCGGATCTGCGACAGGTCGATCTTGCCGAACAAATCCATCGCCGCACTCAGCCGGGGAAACATCTTACCAACCATATCCCGCCTGGCGGGTGCCGGTGGGGCGGGGGGGAGTTCTTCGTCGATTGGCCCGACATCGTGCAGGATCGGTTGGTCGAACCGGTCACTGTCGGTGTAGCGTGGGGTCGGTTCTACAGCAGTCGGGGGGGTTGCTGCTGTAAGCACCGGAGGAGATTTCCTGCTCCGGGACATCTCCATCAATCGCTGTCCGCCTTTTTTTCTCATTGCTCGATTTTTCTAATCTGACTGGAATCCAGCGGAATAATTGCCTCGATCTCTTGATTCCCCAACGCATCCCAAATCTTCAATCCATCAAATCCCGACTTCTTTAGTTGTTCCCGAATTTCTGGAACATATATCAAGTCGTTATGATTTGAGCCATCGTATGGTGAATGCTTTGATATGTCCGAATCATCGGGAAGATCGACAGTGTAATCAAAATCTTCTGGTACCTGTTTAGTTTTTTTCGCTGCCAAAATTAAGTCATCAAAGTTTGCCGGATTTCTAATAGACAAATAAAACGGCATCGGGTCGCCGAACCAATCTGCACCACCTTTGTCAGGTGTAAACCATGTTGGAGTTCTATACTCACCGTCTTGAAATTTGTGTCCTGTTTGTGAGCCATGATAAACAACCAGCGGTTGGTTTTTCTCGTTCACAATCTTACTGCCGCTAAACCACTTTTTAAACTCCCCGCTTCCGGGAATCGCTGGCATGTATTTTGTGTCGCTCATTTCCGCCCCACGTTTTTCCCGACCCCCGACTTGATCAAGTATTTTCTGCGCCCGATCTTTGCGGGATTCCATCTCCCGTGGAGTGAATCGCGCCACACGATCAAGAATGAACCGAGTCGCCTCGGGAGTGAGTGGGGGTGGGGGGCGCGTTTTGGAAGTAGCCCGGAGTCCACCGGGCATCGCTCTTACTTGACCGGTTTGCGTTCCGGTTTCTGACTCGGCTTTTCTGGCTCGCTCGATCTCCTGGATCGACTTGCGTAGTCGCTGTTCAAGTTTCGGCCCGTAAGTATCGTCCAGCCTCGCTTGTATATCTCGTCCGTATCGGGCCGAAAGCCGCCGTGTATAATCTTGCCCATCTGGTTTCTTTTTCCAGTTGTTGCCAGTGGCAACTGCCTCCGTTTTAGTCCACTTGTCCTGGAAGTCAACCCCCAATTCATCACTTATTTTCTGTAAAGTAGGTTTAAGTGTGTCCTGAATCTCCTGCGCCCGGGCCTGCACAAGTTCTTCCCGAGCCGCAACTTTCATCTTGCCCGGCTCAATCTCTTTGCCTCGCTTGTTCTTCGCTTTCGGAGTCTCCACCCCAATCAAAATTCCGGGTTGTCCGTTGTATCGGTCAGGCATAAAGCCGACAACCAGGTCAGGATGCTTCTCTCGCAGTTTCTTGTAAACCGCTTCAACCCCGCCATCGGTTGACAACACTTTTCCATCAACATCATAAATTCCATAAGCCAGGTCAATCGCCTGGGCGGCAGGATGCATTCCGTACATCTCGGTTTGCTGGGTGATGTACCCAAGCACATCCATGAAATCAAGCACCCCGGCCTTGGTGCCAGTCAACTGCGCGGTAATGTTAGGTGCCACATCGTAGTCCATCCATCCGCCCATGCCGTGAACCACATCAACCACATTCACGCCGGTCACTTCTTTGGCAACATCAACTGCCTCAGTCAGAACATCCCGGGTTGTCTTCTTCAGTTCTGGCAACGACATGTCCTGCAATTCCGGGAACTTTTTCAGGTACGGTGCGCCTTCGCCAAACATCAACTCCATCGCCATCGTCTGGCTATTCTTCTGGATTGCATCGTGAACGGTCTCATCAACCGAATCCAATATCTTGACCATCGCAGTCCAACCAACTGCTTGCGCTTCTTCGGGTGTCCACTTTCCGCCACCCCACTCTTCGTCATTCAAGTGTGGCAACAATTCACGATTGATCCATTCGCTGCCAACCTCATACTGATGGCCGCTCGGGTTGGGTTCTTTGCTGTCCAACTTCAACCCGGCAACCGCTTCCTCGCCAAACTGCTTTTTCAAGAACCGGTGGACTGTGCTATCCACATAACCCACATCGCGGAACGTATGCCGGTCAATTACTGCCGGTCCGCCCGCATCTTCCATATTACCGAAAAACCTCCTGGTCGGTGACCCAAGTGCTGCATCAGTGAAATCATATAATTTCCGACCGGTACCACTGCCGGGGATTTGTTCGCGCATAAAGATGTTCCTCAATGCTGCATCATTCAGACCCGCTTTCTTTCCTCCAGTCGCCCCGGAAGCAATCTCCTCGGCTGCCAGCAATGCGTTCCTCATCGCGCCACTCGGACTTTCCGACTTGTTAGCCAACAACCAGGCAAGCATGTAACGCGGGCCATCGTCCTTCCCGAAATAGGTTTCAAACGCACCCCGGATATCCGAATACCATCTCCGCGCCTCCTGGATCTCGACAGGCGACATGACTTTCTGCACCTGCTTAATCCAGTCACCAGGAGTCTTGTCACCCGCCACATAGTAAATCTTGTCATCCTCGAAAACTACGCGGGTGTTCAGACGCTTCCCGGATGCCGGGTTACGATTGTTCTTCAGTCGATAGTTTTCCGCTGCGTCCTTCGGGATGGGCAACACATCGTAAATTTGTTTCTCAACCGGGCCGAGTGTCTTCTCAAACTCAGTCGCACTTTCGCCCATACGCTTTTTGATCTTCTCCTGCTGAACCTTAATCGGTTCTCCCGGCATGTATCTGGCCCGCGCTTTGCCGTAGTTGATCGGGAAGTTTTCGCCCATCCCCGGGGTGAGGTTCTTCATCCGGTCGGCTCGGAACTTCTGAATCATCTTTCGATCCTTCACCGATGTGTTCCAATCTTTTCGGCCCGGCAGAAACGGTTTCACGCCGAGGAACGAATACATCTTTTCTTTTTTGGTGTTGTCCGGGTACCGCACATTTCGGTCATCCGCAAAGTGTGTCCCAAGCAATTCGGTCACATCGCGACGAAATGCATCGACATCAACGCGACCATCTTCGTCCGCCCATTCTTTCCAAAATTTCTTCTTGCCCGACTGCCCCAACCACCGGTTGATCTTGTTCTCAAAGTAGCCAATATTAAATATCGTCGCATTGAAGTTGCCCGCCGAACTGATCTCCATGCCGATGGGCGTAAAGAGTTGAACTTTCATTCGCGCCTTCGAGTCGTAGCCTTTCCCGGTGATCGCTTTCCAGTAGTCCGCCAGGAACGGTTGACCTTCGCGGGTCTTCACCGCTTCGTTCAGCATTTCGATATTCTTTTTGAACGCAGGCTGAACAACGTCATCGGGTGCATCCATGATGGCAGCCATCTGCTGCTCGTCAAAGTAACTCCCGGAAAAGTTCTTCCCGCCACCATCAGTCTCGCGCCACCGAACAGCACCAACCGATTCTTCGTCATCCCCGATCTGCTTTGTGACCGGTTCAAGCGCAGCAACCAATGCCGCCACCCGGTCTTTGTCCATCCGGGTTCTCTCTCTTGCCGTGGTGAACGCAGGACGCTGACCGGGCTGCCACTTGCCGCCAGTCGAGTTGACGATGTCACCGTCCTTGTCGGTCTTTACCCAACCGGACTCCGCCCATCTCTCGATGATCGCTCTCGGAACTTTCGGGGTGCCGTCTGCGTTTTTCTTCGCCGCGTCACTCGCTTTGAACGTCACCTCCGAACCACCAACCTCAGACGTTTCCGAAACCCGGTTGACCAGTTTGTCTTTCTCGATGATGTACTGAGCTATCAGATGTTCGACTCCCGGATCTACGACCATCTGTCTTTTGGTCTTCGGGTCTTTGAAGATAACGCTCGTTGCCGTCATGTCGCCCCGGGGGTTGCCCGCCAGGTCGAACTCCACGCCAACCTGTTCAAGCGTCTTACGCACCCGGCCAAGCGTGTTAAACTTCAGCCTGTCGATCTCCATCCCGAGAAACTTGTCTCGGAAATAATCTTTCTTGAGAGCGATGTTCCGCGCTTTACGAATGATGCCGTGCCGGGCCGATTCACCGAACATGGCGAACTGTTCGCTCAAGATTTCCCGGGCAATGAAGTTGCGTTTTTCGGATTCTGGTAATGCCTCGAATGCCGCCAGTTCTGTGTTGCGATGTTCCTGCCTGGCATTCAACTCG